CGAGCTAACCGACCGGCAACAATCGGTGCTTGACGATGTCGCGGTCGGATTGTCCGAGGGCAAGTCGCTCGAATCGTCGCTATCGGCCGCGGACAAGACGACGCGCAAGCGTTTCGGCGGGGGCAAGAAGGGCAAGAAAAAGAAAAAGCCCGCGGTTACATCGGCAACGTCGATCTCTGAGTTCTTTGCACAGGCTTCGCGCGGTGATCTTGGACCCATCGCCGCACGTACTCCAAGCGTCAAGGACATCGAGCCAACGGTTGCGATCGACATCACGAACAACAACTTTGATTTCAAGGTAACGCAAACGATCTCGGGGGTGATGGATCCCAAGGCGGCGGGCGCCGCTTCGGTTGAGGCGATCAAAAAAGAATTCGATACGCGGCTTGCGGTTGCCGGTCAACAGATGGACTCGAATCTCGTGAGGTAAAAACATGGTTTCTCCCTTCATCGAATCCCCCCTTGGCGGCATCCTCGGTGCACGCACCGCTTCGTTTTTTCGACTCGACCGGTTGACCCTCACGCCGATCGAAGCGCTCCCCGATCTTGTACCGGCGCGGCTCGGTGGACTAGCCAACCGCGTCGTGCTCGATATGGTCGACTCCGAGGATGTCGAGCTATCGTATCAAGTCACTGAGAATCCGTTGCAAGATTTCACGACCGCGACGAGCAACGTGCACCGAGCGCTCAAGCGTATGACCCTGTCGGGCACACTCATCTCGGGCATCGATCTCCCGCTCATCGGAGCCACGGGGCTCGGGGGCATCCCCGGCTTCGGCGGGGGTCTTCGTGCGGACCTTTTGCGGCTGGCGAAACTCGAAGAGATCGCGGACCGACGCGAGCCGATCATGGTCGTCACCCCGCGTCGATCTTTCCCCACGGCTTTCATCGAGTCGATCTCCCCTTCGTGGACTCCCGACCAAGGCGACAACACGCTCGTAACTATCACGATCGTCGAGGCGCGGATCGTCTCACCGCTCACCGGTGCGACGGTGCCCGATGTCGCCGGCTCCGCGACCGGCAACAACGCACCGACCGGCGCGGGTGCACAGGCACCAACGCCCGTGCAAACTCAATCCGTCACCCCGCAATCTTTCCCCGCCTCGCCCGAGGTGATCCCCGCGTTGGACTTCTAAGCCATGGCAATCGTAGCGATCACGGTACAGTTTCGAGAAGACGAAACGCATACGTCGCAGACGCTCACCCTCAACGGTGTCCGCTTCCGACTCGACACGTACACAAACAAGTACGATGGTTGTTGGTATCTCGACGTGTACGATGGTGACAACGTCGCGCTCGTGCAAGGTCTCGCGCTCGTCACCGGGCTTGATCTCTTGTACCCGTACCGGTACCTCGATCTCCCCGCGGGGCTGCTCTTCGTCAATGACTTAACGGGCCCGAGTGAAGACCCCGGGCTTGACACTTTTTTTGATCAAGGTGCGGCGCTGTATTACGAGGAGGTACCGGCGTAATGGTCGCGGCTTTTCAGCGTTTCTTCATCCCGTCGACGAAGCTAATGACAGCCCAAGGGATCATCTTCAATCCAGACGGCCAAGGGATTCGGATGCAATGGACGATCACCCGCGACAACACGCCGACGCCGGACACTGGTGAGGTCGTGATCTTCAATCTCTCCCCCGCATTGTCGGGCGCGATATACGAAGCGTGGTCGGCTTTCTCGAAGTCGTCGGGGTACCTTGTCGACTTCGGAATTGGGTGGGAGAGACTCTCGCAAACTGTGATCCGCGGAGACGTGTGGCGCTTCGTGCCAGCGAAGCGAACACCGACCGATGTACTTTCGATCTTCTCGATCGGGGACGGCATCAAGAACGTACGCGATCAAGCGACGGGCGCGTCTTTTTCCAAGGTCGATCTCGGCACGGTGCTCACCGCTTTTATCACCCTACCGCCCAACCCCGGCGACACCGCGGGGGGTGGGCTCGGGTTACTATATCCGCCCGAGTCGAAGGCGCTCGTGAGCGCGGCCGCGGCCGCGCTCAAGGTGCGCACGTTCAACAACATCCCGGCCGGGTACAACACGCGCACCTTCATCGACTTCGCAATGGCCACGCTCGGGCTAGAGTGGCGCGTTCACAACGGCGCCTTCGTTGTGATGCGCGGCGGCATCTCGGACAGGCTCCCACCGATCCTCGCACCGCGCACCGGGCTCATCGAGTACCAAGTCCGCGACGATGGTGGCATCGATCTTTCGGCACTCGCCAACCCCGACGTCGAGCCCGGCGTGCAAGTCCTCGTGCAAGACGATCGCGGTGTGCCCTTCGGGGCCCCCGCGTACCGCGTCGACAAAGTCATTTTCACCGGAGACACAACCGCCGAGTCGCTCATGCAAGTCTCGGCATCGAAGGCGCTGATCTAATGGGAAACCGCGAGCAACAAGCCGGGCTCTTCACGATGCCCAACGATCCAAAGATCCCCGATCTTTTTCGGGTCGCGTTGCGGGGTCTTCAACTCACCATGCGGACGCACACCGTGTGCACCGTGACCGCGTACAATCCGGCCACGCAAAAAGTCTCGGTGCTCGTCGACATCTTATCGGTGATGGTCAACAACGCGGTACCGCCGACGCGTGCCAACCCGCTCCCGACGACGACACAAAAGCCGATCACGCTCATCGACATCCCGGTTGCGTTCACCCGCACCGCGGCGGGGTACTCGACGCTCCCGATCGTGCCCGGCGACAAGGGGGAATTGCACGTCCAAGATCGGAGCCTCGATGCGTGGCTTGATCTCGGCACGGCCACCGACCCCGTCGCCGCGTGGACCCACAATCTAGCCGACTCAATTTTTCACCCCGCGATCTTCAACGACACCAACCCGATCGTCCCTCCCACCTCGCTCACTCATCACGTGATCGAGGGCCCTCTAATTGCACTCGGTGCGCTCGCCACTTCCCTCCCCGTGGGCGCGCCCCTCGTGAGGGGCACCGAACTCGCCGCCGCTTTCACGACGTACACTGCGACCGTGGCGACCGCTGGCGCTACCCATGCCGCCGCCTTGCCGCCCAACCCCGTCACCAACGCGGCGTACCTTGTCGCCATCACCACGGCCACGGCTACACTCGCGGGCACGATCGCCTCGTGGCTTTCGGTCAAGACTTTCACCGAGTAGCAACATGGATCTTTTACTCACCGATTACGACATGGATCTCACCAACGGCGAATTGACTTTCGTGCTTGGGCGCGAGGCCATCGGACAACACGTCGAGATGCGCTTGCGGACGTGGCTTGAGGAGACAGTTTACGATGTCACCGCGGGGGTGCCGTGGCTGCAAGTTATCTTCAAGGGCAAGAATCCAAACTTGCCTTCGATCCAATTCATCCTTGAGCAAAATATCCTACGTACGCCCGGCGTTGAGGGGGTGCAATTCACGACCTTCAATCTGGACAGTGGGACGCGCGTGCTCAACATCGCCGGCACCATGCAAACGATCGACGGCGAGATCGACTTCTCCACAATCATCGAGGCCACACCATGAGCTTTCAATTGACAGCGTCCGGGTTAGAGACCCAAACACAAGCCGAGATCGTCGACGAGTTGTCCGCGAAACTTCGCGCGACCTTTGGCAACAACCTCAACACCTCGACCTCGTCGATCATGGGACAATTGGTCAACATCGTTTCGGAGTTTCGAGCGCTTGATCAACAAGTCGCGCTCGCAATTTATCGGTGCTTCGATCCCAACGGGTCGGTCGGCGTCGGACTCGACCGACTTGCCGCGCTCACCGGCTCCATCCGCAAGGGTGCAACGGTGTCGGTGGTCGAGGTCGTCTTCGACTTCAACGCGCCCGGCGTTGTTGCCAACGGTGACATCTTCAACAACGACGATACGTCGACGCTATGGCAAGCGACGGGCGGCCCGTACGCGGGCGGCCCCGGTGCGGTTGCCGGTGTCTTGTCTGCCATCGACACCGGACCGCTCATCGCAAACTCCAATACCAATTGGTCGCTCGTCACAGCTAACCCCGATCTCAACGGCGTCACCAACCCGATCGACGATGCCGACATCGGACGCGATCAAGAATCCGATCCCGACTTTCGAGTACGTCGATCGGTCGAGTTGTTTGCGGGCAACGTCGGCGGGCTTGCGGCGATCACCGCTGTAGTTTCCAAAGTCAACGGCGTGACATCGGTGCGGACGTATCACAACCCCAACGTGCCCGGCGCGGACCTCGATGGTATCCCGTTCAAAGCGTTCAACGTCGTCGTCGAAACTAACCCAACGCCCCCCGGCATTGCGCTTCGACAGTCGATCGCGGATGCAATCTTCTCAGCTACCGGCGCGGGGGGTGAAGCGTACGGCACCGACTTTCCCGAGACCGTCACCGACTCCGAGGGCATTGTGCAAAACGTCGCTTTCGACTTGATCGACGAGGTCGACGTCTTCATCAACGTCGACATCGACACGACCGGCACCGAGCAAGTCGTCTCGACTAACATGGCCGATGTAGTCGCGGCGCAAGTCCTCGCCACTGCCAACGCAAACTTCAACGGCATCGGTAAGAATCAACTCACATATGAGTACGTCGCAATCGTGTCGGGGCTGCAAGCGTCCGGCGAGATCACCGGGGCCGTGTCGGTAGCCGTGACGCTGTCGCGCATCGCACAGATCGGCCCGTTCTTTGACCCGCTAGAGATCGGGATCCGCGAGCGTCCCGAGTTTGACTCGGGCCGCATCGTCGTCACGGTGACGCCATGAGATTCGGCATCGGTGGCACGTGGGGGCTCAGCTCCTTTTGGGGGATCACGCACCCCTTTTGTGAGCTTGCAGATGAGCGCGTGCTCATTCAGATGGACGATGAGACGAGCAACCGAAAGTTTCGGGATCTGATCTGCGATCTCGTCGAAGGTCTTGAACAATACGTCGACGTTCTCAACGCGGTCAAGGTCGCTTTCGATATCGACAGCGCGGTCGGCGTACAACTCGACGCGATCGGTGGCGTGGTCGGCTTGCCGCGGCAAGGATTCAACGACGATCGGTACCGTGTTTTTCTTGAGATACAGATCGAGTTGTTGATCTCCGCGAACCGTGACGACGCGGAGTGGACCGGCACGATCGCCAACCTCCTCACCATCTCCCGCACCTTCATCGGCACCGGCATCCTTGCGCCGGTTATCTACACGGCATCCGGCCCATCCTCGTACTTTCTCACCGTGCCCGGCATCGTGCTTGCGGAGTTGTTGATCTTGATCAACTTCATTTGCCGCGCGACTTATGCCGGCGTGCTTGGGCAAGTGCAAGTTATCCTTGCCGACGACTCGCTATGGAATAGCGAAAGCGTCGGACCGTTTCTCAACGAGGGCAATTGGAATTCCGCAAGCGTCGCCGTTGCTCCCCCGATGATCTGGAATTTCTCCGTGCCTATTGGCACCCAACCTTGCGAGTAGAATCATGGCAACGAAACCCGGATCCACGTACACCCACGCGACCGATCTCACCTTCACGAGCGGCCCGGCCAACACCTTCGACACGAAACTTCCCGTGCCCTTCCCGGCGCAAGGCTTCATCCCCGGCACGGGTGCGGACGCGGAGCACGTCAACACACTTTTCAATATCACCGGGGATTGGATCACAAGTTGGCTAGCGCTCGGGTCTGCGGTGGCCGGACTGGACGCGCATCTCGTCGAGACTAGCGGATCGGGAGAGACCCGGATCGCCACCGGGATCTTCGGCGGCACACTTGCCGCGGGCCCCGGTCTTGTCGTCACCGAAAACGCGGGGATTCAAAGCGCCACGATCTTCAACTCAAACGCGGCGGGCAATGCCCTCGAAGTCGGTGCGACCTCGACGATCGCCGCGGCTATCATCACCAACAACGGCAACGGCGTCGGGCTCACCGTTGACTCGGTCGGCGGTGAGGGTGTGCGCGTCACGGCGGGCGGGACTCTCACTGGGCTCGTCTCCACCGGTGGCCCCGCGGGCGGCACCGGTGTCACGGGCATCGGGCTCGGTGGGGGCTTTGGTCTCAACGGTGTCGCCGGCCCGACGGGCGGGGGGGTGCAAGCGCTCGGCATTGCGACCTCACCT